CGCGTGATGATGATCGGGACGTAGATCGTCCCCACCGTGAAGATGAAGTCGAGCGTTTCGTCGACGAACGGGTCGCCGATCGTCGAGACGTCGAGCGTGAACGTGAACCCCTGCTGTGCATGGATCGTCGTCGGCAGCGACGGCTCGCCCGAGAAATCGACTCCGACGCCGGCGTTGTTCACGAGGTCAACCCACGTGTGCGACGTGCGCCGGAAAGCGGAGTAGGCCTCCATCGAGACGGATTGATCCGACAACAGGTTCGTGAAGTCGAACGAGCGCGGGATCACGTGCATGTGCTCGAACCAGTCGAGCAGGGCCGTGCCGATGAAGACGCCGTTCCGCTGCGAGTCTGTGACCTGGGCCTTCTTGCCAGGATCGAAGGTCGCGCGTGACCTCGGCCATCCGGCGGGAGCGAGCGCCAGCGGATCGTCGACGAGGATCGCCGGCCGTGGCTGAACGTGCGTGAAGGCGCCGGGCGAGCGGCCCGGATCCAGGAACACGATCGGGGGACTACGATCGCTCCCGACCATCGCTCACGCCGTCACCTTCTTGTAGGCGATCCCCTGGTACCCGCTCGAGCCGGTGATCGCCGCCGTGTCGCGGATCGAGCTCGGGAACACAATCCAGGTGTCGCCGCCGTAGGGGATCTCCTGGCCGGGAGTGAAGTTGCGGATATTGATCCCGCGAACGTCGGCCTGATACCCGATGTAACGCCCCAGCGCTCCGCTGCCAACCGCGATGTCGCCGGTCACGTGCCAGAGCGCAATGGGATACATCGGAATAAGCCCGTTCACGATGGACCCGGCGAAAAAGCCAAAGTCGCTCGCGATGGGCCCAGCGCGGAACCCGCCTTGGATGTATTCGCGCGCCACCCCGGCATCGTCGACCCCCAGGCTCGTGTCGCGCGCCCAGACAACGCCCCACTTGCCCGTGCCTGGCTGGCTCGGCAATCCTTCACAGTGCAGCGTCGGCACGCGGTCCTCGTCGGTTCCAGCGGTCGAGCTCGCCAGGCCGTCGAGACCGATGCACGAGTCCGGCTGTAGCTGCATCGACGAGCCGTTGATGTGGTGCCCGTAGCAGTATTCGCCACCGGTCCAGGTTCCGAACTTGACGAGCTCTCCAATCCCAAAGTGAGCAAAGCGACCGACAGAGACCTCGATCACTCCATGCACGTAGGCCGGGCTAGCGTCGTTCTCGAAAAACCAATATGTCGGATAGGGGCCTGTGCCTACGAAATCGATGTAGCGCTCGGTGATCAGGTTCGCGCGTGTCTGCGACGTCGTCGCGTTGTAGCCCTGGCCGGAGTCGTTCGGATGCTTTCCCGGCATGTTGCCGCCGGTGTAGCCGAGCGCTTGGTGCAGCGACACCGCGCTGAACGTGTCCGACGCGCCGCGGCTCGAGAGGTACAGGGAGTTTTTGTGGAAGGCATACCGGCGGTTGACCGTGTCGAGTTGGTCCTGCGTCCAGCCGTTCGCGGTCACGAACGTGTTGAACTTCGACCAGAAGTCGGCGATCCCGCTCAGCGTGCCAGTTTCGAAGGCCATCAGGCGTCCTCAGCGATTGCGCAATAGCTCGAGTTGGCAGCGCGGTTCCCATTCTGGAACGCCGAGAAGCGCCGGACGCCGCTCGCATCGAGGAAGGTCCCCTCGCTGTTCAAGGTCGGCGTGCCTTGCTTGGTCAACCAGAAGACCCCGTCGATCTCGCCGTACAGCTCCACCACGCGCACGGGGGATGCGTCGGTCGCCATCACGGTCGCCGGCAGGAGCAGGCGGGAGTTCTGCGGAGTGTCAGGTGTCGATTCGAGAATGAGCGTCTGCGAACCGGGGGGAATGCCGGTGTCAGGCAACGCGCCGCCGGTGCCCGCGTCGCCAAAGGCAAAGCCGATGTTGCTCGTCGGCAGAGCGACGACCTGGTCGTCCGTGAGCGCCGCTGTCCTGTTCGGCCGGAAGATCGGCCACACTCCATACTCGCTCGAGCCCGCGCGGGTCGGCGAGCCGCCGTCCGAGACGTTGGCGTTCAGGAACTCTTGCCAGACGCCGTTCACGCGGAAGAACGCTGGACCGGTCCGGCCCGAGACATTGAAGAGGTCCGTCAGGCCGCTGATGCGACCGATCTGAGTATCGAGGTACCAGCTGTTTCGCCGCGAGGTGCAGCCCTGGATCCACAGCGGGTAGGGCTGCTCGGTGGCGGTTCCCGAGGAGTTGAGAAGCCCGACGGCGAAGGAGGAATAGAAAACATTCGTCGCGTCCTCCACCCGCGTCATGACGACGATCGAGCGCGGGGTGATGCGCATCCTCCAAATGATCGGGAACGCGGTCGACGGCTTCGAGACGAAGAACGCGCCGATGGTCGCGTGGATCGATCCGTCGGCATTGAAGCCCGGCGAGATATTGGATTGCTGATGCAGCGGGAGAGTCGCGTTCCATCCCGTCATCCCGAACAGCTGCCAGTTGCGGACCGTGTTCAGGCCGGACACGTCCAGCTCGTTGAACGTGCGGATGCCGACCAGGATCTCGTCCGTGGCTCCGTAGCCCTCGCCCTCGAGCACGAGCACCTGATCGCTGTCCGTCTTGTCGGCGTAGGTGACCGTGACCGAGAGACCGGTGCCGCCGCCACCCGTCGGGCTGTTCGGATTCGAAGGCGGTTCCTGGTAGTTGCCATTGGTCGCAGGCACGACAGCGAGCGCGCTCACGATGCCGCCGGCTGCCGTGATCGTGAATTGCGCGTTCTGTCCCGCGAATCCTTGCACGGATCCCACGGCCGAGAGCGTGACCGTCGCCCCGTTCGTGTATCCAGTGCCGCCACTGACGACGACGGCGCTCACGGCCTTCTTGGTGCGCCGGCGACGTTGCCAGCCGGTCGCCGCGAAGGTCAGGTCGAACGTCGCGCCCGTGCCGTTGGCGGAGGCCACCGCGGCGCCGCTGAACAGGAGGTTGGTCGACGTCGACGCTGCGGCCGTCACGTCGGTCGGGTCCACGGTGTACGCGCCGCCGCGATAGATCCGCGCGGTGAGGATCGCGCCGCCGCCGTCGACGGTCAGCACCTCGATCTGCGCGTCATGCGTGCGCGTGGAGCCCGTGTTGTCGATGTTGAGGAGCTCGCCGACCTCGTATCCCGAGCCTCCAGCCGTGACGGCGATTGCCTGTAGGCTACGCGAGGTCGCCACCTGCTCGAGCTGCGTCAGGAGGTCGAGGTAGTCGGTGGCTGTGCCCTTGTGGAACATCAATTACCTCGCCGTCACGCCGGGGTTCTTCCTGATCACGTTCAACACGGCAGCCTCGCCCTCGGGGGTGTCGATCGATTCGGCGATCTCCTTGGGGTCGCGCACGATCACGTTCGTGACCTGGGCCGGAGCCACGTTGACGATCGGGGCAGGCATCGAGCTCGCGACTTGGCTTTCCGGCGTGATGCGTCCCGCGCTCTCGGGAGTGAAGAGCTCGCGCCGGCGACGCTCACCGACCCAGTACGGCCGATTGGCCTCGACCGACCCACCGTCGGCTTTGGGCGCAGGAGCTCCGCCGCCACCACCGAAGCCGAAGAAGCCCGAGCCCGCGGCCGCGCCCGGTCCACCGAGCAGCGCGAGGAGCGCCTGTTGCACGAGCAGCCGCGCGAGGTCGTCCAGCAGCGAGTCGACGAATTTCGAGAAGTCGAGCTCGCCGGTGCGCACGAACGACACTAGCGCGTCCTGCGCGGCGTTGAAGCCGTTCACGAGCGTGTCCTTGACCGTCCCGCCGACGTCGACGAGCTGATTCTCGATCTGCTGGAGACCCTGGGCAGCGCCCTCGCTCGCACTGCGGCCCAGGCCGTCCACCTGCAGCTTCGCGTTGCCGAGCGCGATCGCGTATTCCTGCGCGCTGATCGCTCCATCGGCGAGGAGCTGATTCAGCACCGCTTGCGTCGCGGCGAACTGCTCCGCGGGCCCGTTGATCGAGTCGAGAACCTGCGCCTGTAGCGCGAGCTCCTGATTCGTGCGGATGAGGGCCTCGAGCTGCTCCACCTGTCCCGCGGGCAGCGGGCCGGCGGCCGCGTCCTGCAGCGCTGCGACCTGGCGCAGCAGCTCGGCCTGCACAGAACGCTCCTGCGCGTTCAGGCCAAGGAGTCGGTTCTCTTCCTCGATCGAGCGCGCGACGTCGTCGAAGGTGAGCACGTCGCGCTCCTCGTTCACCGCGCGCAATCCGGCGAGGAACTCTTGCAGCCCGCCACCGAGGCCCGATAGGTCGATCGCGTTCAGGTTCAGGGTGGCGAGGTTGACGCCCTCGAGGTCCGTCGCGAGCTCCTTCACCTGGGCGTCGAACTGCGATTGGGAGATCGCGCCTTCCTGGAGGAGCGCATTCAACGCTGCGACGCGCTGCTCGAACTGCTCCGCGGGCCCGACCACCGACTCGAGCGCTTCGGCACGATCACGCAGCGCGCGGTTCGATTCGAGCGCGAGACGGATCTCTTCCTTCTGCTCCGCCGACACCTTCGCGTTGTCCTTGTCCTTCTCGATCCTGGCGATCTCCTCGAGGAGCTGCGCTTGAATGTCGCGCTCGCGCGAGTTGAGCCGCAGGAGGTCGTTCTCTTGCTGTATCGAGCGCACGACGTCGCCGACGGCCTTGCCGGTCTCGGCGAGCGCTTTGGTCTGCGCGCGCGCCTCGGACGCGCTCTGCGCCGTGCCGTCAGCGAGCCGGTGCTGCTCGCCAGTCAGCGCCTCGAGCTCGGCCTGGTACCTCGTCAGAAGCGTGAGCTGCGCTTCCGTCGGCTGGCCACCCTCGGCGAGCTCGCGCTGGATCGCGGCCGTGACGGTCGCGATGTTCTGCCGCACCTCGAGGATCTCCTGACCGACCTTGCCGAAGTCGGTGAGGGAGAACTTCTCCGCCTGCTCGACGGCCGAAGCGATGCGCTGTTGCGCTTCTTCGAAGCCGACTGCGATCCGGTTCGCAGCGACCGCAGCGGCCGCTCCGATCGCAGCGAAGACGCCGGCGGAGAGCACACCGGCGGCCTGCAGCGCGACGACCTTCGCAATCAGCGCCGTGGTGGCACTCGTCGCGGTGATCGTCGCCGGCAGGTAGGCGCTTGCGATCGCAGCGGCGAGGATGAACACCGCGGCCGCGGCCACGTCCAGGTTCTCGGCCAGGAACACGATGCCCTCGGCCACCTTCGCGCTGATGCCCGCGGCCGTGTTGAACTCCCCGATGGCCTGCACGATGTTGTTTCTCAGGACGGTGAAGGCCTGGGCCACGGTCGGCACCGCTTCCCCGAAGCCGCCCTCAAGCTCGTCCTTCGCTTCGGCGAACGCGCGGAGGATCACGTCGGCGGTGATCTTGCCCTCGGTGCCCATCTCGCGGAGCTCGCCGCGCGTAACGCCCAGGCTCTTCGCGATCACGTCGGCGACGACCGGCAGCTGCTCGAGCACCGAGCGCAGCTC